ACGTCACCACACCCTGTATACACTGATGGTTATAATACACCTGTCACTCAATTAAATATGGTTGTTCTTGGTGGACCTAATGGTTTAAATTCTTAAAATTATGAAAAAAATAGTTAAATTAACTGAATCAGATATTACAAACATTATTAAAAAAATAATGAACGAACAAAAAAGTAGTCGTTATATGTTTTTTTCTAATTTAGAACAAATGAGAAGACAATGTGATTTATTGTTGGATTTAGATAAGGATATGGTTGAATCAATTTTAGAAAATGGCCACGATTGGGCTCAAGATCATATATCCGAAGCAAAAAATAATATGGATCAAGTTTTTGATTTTATAATGAATGAATCAAAAAAAGACGGTATGGAATTGTCTATGAATATGGACGACAAAGATATGGTTATGATGGAAGGCCGTAAAAAGGCAGGTACTAAATTATGTGCTCGTGGTAAATCGGCAGCAAAATCAAAATTTGACGTGTATCCTTCGGCATATGCTAATGGGTATGCGGTCCAAGTGTGTAAAGGTACAAAACCAGGGTTAGACGGTAAGAAACGTTGTTCTTCCCCTTATTGTTAAAAATTTCTTAAATTTATTTTTTTTATTCGAATAATATCCATATATTTGTAGATACAAACATTATATAGATATGAAAAACAGAATAAAACGATTCTTCAGTAGATTAAAGCTTAAAATGTATATTTGGACTAAAAGTCCATCTAGAATAGCACCAACTTTTCAAGAAGAAAGTTTGTCTTATGAAAAGACCTGTTTCAAAATATGTCTTAAAGTAATCCAACATAAAGATACAGAATTTATGATTGCCCCAATGTCAGACAAACGTTATCTTAAAAATGATGATATGAAAATTTTCATTACGATGACAGATCATAGAGTTGAGATAACTAATCACGTTTATAACTATAACGTTAAGTTAAACGACAGAGATTGGCAAAGATTAACATATGTGTTTGATACTGAGACGGATAAGAGACGACTTAATTATGAGAGCGAAGTTAATTCACAAATAACTAACTCACTACATAATATTTTAGAAAGAGTTTCTAATTTCAAATAAAATTTTACCAACTAAGGAATCTACGGATTCCTTTTTTGTTTTATATGAGGTCATGATTGGTTTTTGACCTTTACCTGTTTGTGTGTCTTTTTTCTCGGCATTTCTTTTTTGTTGACAAGCCCCTTTCTTTTCTGAATCGGACATTTTACCAGCGACTCCTGCTGCCCTACATTTTGGATATGCCTTGTCTGTGGCGTCATGTCTACCACAAGGTGGATGCTTACCATCAACTTTCTTACAAATGTTCACCCATGGTCCCTTTGGTTGTTTAGATCCTTTTGGTTTCTTCTTTGTACCAAACCAAACTCCCAAATCTTCATTTATTGTGTGAACGTCATATGTGTCAATCCCATGTGTACCATCTTTACCTTTTTCCCAAACCCCAACAATTCTTTTCAAATTATTTTTTAAACTTTTTTTAATTGCTATGTCATTAATTTTGTGATCTAAAAATTCATAAAAAGGACCTAACTCACTTTTACTCCATTTCTTTAATCCTATTTCCATAGGTCCGTTATATTCACCAGCAGTTATACTTGTACTTGCCTCAGTTATTTTATTTTTAATCGGTACAATTTTTTTATTTTTACCAGGAGTGGGATTAATATTATTACCTTCATCATCACTAAATGTTGAATTTGGATGCTTATTAATGTAATTGGTAACTTTTTTTGCTTTAGATTCTATTTTTTTTATCTGTTTTTTTGGGGTGTCCATTGATCCGTCATAACTATCAAATTGTAACATAGGACTTTTGTATTTAGAAACGGGTATTGTAAATGGTCCATTTTGAGAATCTTTAAATCTCCTAATCCCCATTTGTAATGGTGCAATGTATGAACCTCTACTTCCTCCACTATCTGAGGTTGCTTCCGATAAAACTTTTTTTATTATTTGATTTAAATTCATGTAATGTCTATTATTATAAATATCAAGACAATATAAAATGGAAGAAAAAGAAAACGAATTATTTGGTAACTTATTTGGTACCATAAATTTAATGAGTGAAGAACATTTGGATGCAATACTAATGACCATGGATCGTAACCATTCTATTCATTATTTAGTTGAGTCTGTTAAAGCCGCACATAAACGTGGGGCATTTACAATAGGTGAGTCAGAAGTTATTTCTAAAGCTATTAGAGTATTATCTAAAGGTGAATAAATAAAAAAAGGAGACAATTTCTTGTCTCCTTTCTCTTATTCGGTTTTAATTGATTATCTCAATTCTCTCAAGTCAAATGTTCTAACTCCATCAACTGTGATACGTCCGTAGAAACGGTTGTTAACCATTTTCTTAGCGTATCTTGTCATAATACCTTTGATAGGTGTGAAGTTGAATGGATTGTACATTGTAGGTGTCAATTGTAATGGTACATACGGTGCGTAGATGTAACCTGTGTCTAACAATGATGTTCCTTTGTGTCCTACTAACACTGTGTTAGCTGGGAAGTAAGGATCACGGTACACTTGGTAACGTCCTGCTAAAGTACCAACTCTTTCGATACCCATGTTATACTGATCTTGCTCAGGAGATGCGTTAGATACGTGGAAGTATTCTAAGTCATCAAAGATTGCTGAAACCTCAGAAGATACAACGATCCAGTTAGCTCCACCTCTCAATGTAGATTTGTGGATTTGTGCTGACAATTGGTTGATTGCTGTAATCAAAGTTTGGTTCCAATCTTTTTGAGTGTAAGATGTAGTTTGAGAAATTCTTCTCCATCCGTTGTAGTCCCAACGTAAGTTCCAAGCCGCTCCTTTTCTCAAGTCACGTAAGATCTCACGGTCAATCTCTGCTGCTACTTGCTCAGATAACAATGCTGTTAACTCAGCCTCAGCGTCGATGTTATGGAATGCCGCAACGTCTTGAGCTAACTCAGGAGACCATTGTGCTCTTAATTTTCTTTCAGTTACGGAAACAGTTACCGAATCCAAATCAAAAGATACCTCTCCGATTTTGTCTTCAAATTCCATTTCTTCGTATCTTCTAAATACCGCTACGAAAGAAGTACCTGAAGTTGCTGAGAAAATTGTAGTACCTGTGTATCCATCTAAAGATGTTGAGTCACAATCAGCACATACTGGACAAGATAAATCAACTTCTAAGTAGATACATCCATCTGCAGTACAGATATTTTTGAATGAACCACCGTTACCATCTTCTGCGAAAGTCGTTTGTGTTGTGTTACCGTATTGTACGATACCTTTACCATATTGTTGAGTAACAACTCTAAACAATAAAGGAATAGATACACCACCACCTTTACCAACAACATCACAAGGAGTAGTTGATGAAGAGAATGTAGTTAAATTAGTAAAGATTTTAAGGTCAGAAAGGAAAGATTCTGAATCCATTTCGTTTCCATCAGGACCGATTAATTTACCAGCTCCTGTATCTGCGAAACCACACATTTTAAGGATCAATTTTCTTTGGTTACCCGCAGCGATTTGAACACCACCTGCTGGTACACCACCAGCCACAGTTGCGTCAACTAATGACCCATTTGACCAAGCTTGAAGTGTAGTTGTAGCTGTAACCGCTGACCAACGTCCTTTAGAGTAATCAAATAATCCTGGAGGATCTAAACCTGCTTCACCACCTTCGTAGAATAAATCATAAAGATTTTTTCCGAATGCTCCCGCTTCTGGCGGATAACCTGATGCTGTTGTTGATGTACTACCAGGTGCTCCAATTGGTGCGTAGTGTTCTCCACCATTTGCGTTACCACCATTGTAACCTTGGATACGAGGTACAAAGAAGAACAATTTACCAATAGGTAAGTTCATTGCTTGTACAGAAACGATATCGTTAGCTAACAATTTAGAGAAAACTCTTCTTACGATAGGGAAAACAACAGTTTCGAATGCTCCGTTAGAACCTTCAGAAGTTGCTTCGTTAATCAAGAAAGAAGCTTGGTTTTCATATAACTGAGCTACGTTTTCTTTTAGGTGACCTTTAAGGCCTTCAAGGAATCCTAATTTATCCCATTTGTTAATTGTATCTTCTTTGATAACTTTAAGGTGTTTCAAACCGATGTTACCAACAAGACCTGATTCTAATAATGCTCCCATTTTTTTTGGTTTTTTATTTTTGTTTGTTTATTTTATTTTAATTTAGACATTAAATCTTTCATTCTTAAGAACTGAGGATTCTCATACGTTTTAGATTCAATTAAATTAACTGCTGATCCAGATGTTGGAGTTTTTTCAACTGTTCTTTCAAATGATTCTGTTATTGTATTATCTTTAGTACCTACGTCAGAAAGTTCGTCTTTTATTGATTTATACAAATTTTTAGATTCTTTAAGAGTTTCAACACTATCAAATCTTTTTAAGATATTGATTTTTTCTTGTTTTGTAGTTGAGTGTTCTGTGAACAAACGTGTAGCGTAAGCTAAGTTTGAGTTGAATACCGCAACTTCATTCAATTTATCTCTAAACACATTTAATGCGCTTCTGTACTCTTCATTTTTTTCTCTAAGAACTTGTAATTCTCTTGTGTCCACGCTTTCTTTTTTGATTGCTGTGTTTGCTTTTGAATGTGCTCTTGGTTTTGGTAAACCACCTTTTCTAAAATTAGAACCATTTCCTAACGTACGAGACGCTTCTTTGGTTTCCATTTTTTTAACGGTAGTGTTTTTACCTTTTTCCATGTTTTCACCTTCTTTATATTCAAATTTCGCTTTACCCATACCAACTCCTCTGGTTCCTTGTTTCATTTTTGTTTTGAAACCTTGTCCTTGATTAGGTTTTTTGTCATATTTGAATTTTGATGCGTTACCCATACCAACTCCTTTTGATTTGAAATTAGATTTAGATTCAATTACGAATTCTTCGTCTTCATCTTCATCTAATTGAGACCAATCACTTTCGTCTTCAAGGTCACCAAAATCAAAATCATCATCATCGTCTTCAGGGTCTTTGCGATCCATGTGATAACGTTCTTCCATTTCACCTTTTAAGTGTGAATGATATTCGTCTTCGTCACCATCTTCCTCATCCATTTCGATTTCGTAAATAGTTTCAGTAACATCATCTTCCTCTTCCATCCAAGATTCGTCAAGTTCATCGTTTTTCAACATTTCTTTTTCGTCATCTTCTTGTTCGGATTCACTTAATTGGATAAAATAGTCTACATCGTTATTATCATCAGATAAATGTATCATATCATCTTCTCTTTTTACGATCACACCGTCTTCAGGTCCCATAGCTTTGAAAACTTTTAACACGTCTTCTGCTGATGCTCCCGTCAAATCAATTGTATCGTCTTCGTCTTCGTCATCGAATTCTGTGTCCATAGCCATAACGTCTAATTGGTCATCATCTTCGTCTTCGTCGCCGATGTTATCAACCTCATCGTCAGATACGTCAGTATCGTCTAATTCAGCATCTAAGTCAATCTCCTCTTCGTCGTCTTGCTCGTTAAGGGACTCTTTTACTAATGATCTGATTTCTTCCTTCATTGTAGAAGCAAGTATTCCTTTTGCGTTTTCGTTAATAACTTCTTCCAAATTTCTCATTTGTAAGAAAGTATCTTCAACCAATGATTTGTTTTCGCTCATTATAGTTTTGTTGTTTTTACAATATAAATAGTGTGCTATTTGAAAAAATTCATATTTTTATAACATTGAGACAAAAAAAAATGGAGATATTAAAAAATACCTCCATTTTAAAAAATGTAATTAATTTAAAAATTAGTCAATAACCTCATCAATTTTACTTTCAGTAATTGAAGTGATTCTCCAATCCATTGTGTAATGTTCATATACTTTGGTTACTTTAGCTTCAACATCAGTAGGGGTATAACCCATTACCAATTTTTCTTCTCTAACTTTTCTAACCTTTCCTGATTCGCTGTCTAACAAATCTGATGTGATCTTTGCCACAAAATATTTTTCTCCTTGTTCCATATATAATTATTTTCCTAAATAATCGGATAATCTTTTCATTAAGTCAAGCGATTTGTTACCAGATTCCCCAACATTTCTTTCTACCGACATTTTTTTCTCCTCATCTAAATTTTCTTCATAATTTAATCGGTCATTCTTATCTAAGAATAAATAAGCTCCCGGCGTAGATGGGGAAGATACAAGGTCAAAACAAATTAACTCAAAATCATCTTGAACTTCATTTTGTTCCCCCACTTTTTTAAGTGATCCAACACCACGAGAAGAAATACCTAAAGTAACTCCTTGACGTAAATAGTTTGCCGCTAAATCTCCTTTTGTGGAAACAATCCCTCTTTCGTGAAATCCCGGACTTGTAAGTAATTTTAATTTACCTAATAATACAGGTCCATCCCACCATACTTCTGTGATAATGTGAGAAACACGATCCAAATCAATCAATGATGATTCAGGGTGATTTAATTCAGAAAGAGAGGTACCTTTCTCTATCATTTTCTTATAGTTGTCCGCTTCTCTCTTTAATATTTTCTCAGGATAAACTCTACCATTTCTATTAGGTGTGTTATATTTCTGTAATACAGCATAGAACTCAAATGGTTTAGAATGGTCAAGCATATTTCTTGACTCTTTTAATATATCTAAATTACGACCCTCGTTAGGATTAATATATCCTGCATCATATTCGATAAGAATACCTTTTCCCGAATCTTGGGGTCCTAAAATTTTATAACCGCTCATAGTATTTTTTTATTATAAATACTAAACTTTTTCGGTTTTTACTTTAATTGGTTTAACATTCCCGTTTTTTGTTAAATAAAATTTGAAATTATCGTTCTTATGTAATACGTCATTATATATTCCTTTAATGATATCTTTTAATTTACGTTTTAGTTTTAAGTCTTTAAAATCAACCTCATCAATAAGATAAAGATTAATTTCTAAATTCATAAATGATTTCTTTTTTATTGATAATCCGCTTGTTCGTAAATCCATATCAACAATAAATTTATCATCAAACATCTGTTTATCTATATGATTGAATATTGAATGTTTAATTGATCTATTCATATTTAATACGAGTCTTGACCAATTCTCAACATCTATTTTGGGTTCTACCCAAGTTTGTAGATTTAAGTATAAAGATTTGAAGTTTTTGGAATCTACGGTTCCGTAAGTAATTTTTGAGTTTCTAAACCCGCTCATTTTTGAGGTTTTCCCTTTTTTCATTTGATATTTCCATAATACAATGTTTATTTTATGAAAAAATAGTTAATTTTGTGATATATATCAAATATAAAATAAATATTAAAATATTATATGCTAATAGTACAAGTAACCAAACATGGGGGTATTGAGAAAGCTCTTAAAGAATTGAAATCTAAGGTAATTAAAACAAGACAAAACTCCCACCTAAATGATAGGAAGGAGTTCACTAAAAGGTCTGTTAAAAATAGAGAAATTCTTAATAAGGCTATATATCGTCAAAAACTTAAGAGTAACGATTAAAGATTATTATTTAATTCTTGTAGCTTTAAGTAATTCAATTTGTCAAATGATTCAGAATTAACTTTTGTAATTGTTTCATTGATTCTTTCACCTACTTCGTTATCTTGCTCACTTTCTTGAATTTTCTCTAATTTAGAGATTATACTCTCTTTTAAAGTATCGTATTTTTCTTTTAATTCATCTTCATTTAAAGATAGAATTGATTTTAATTTTTTCTGATCTGATTCAGTTAAATCACTTACGTAATTA